ATGCAGAGACCAGTTCTAGTGCTGCGGGAAGAGGTTACGTTCTGAGATCGCCCGCAGTCACACTTGGGAGTAATCCGACACTTAGCTATGCAGTTGCCAGGGCGGGTAGCAACATAGGTGCGCTAACTGTATCCCTAGACGTTCAAGGTTCAGGCGGAGGCGGCGGTGGAGGTGGAGGCGGAGGCAGCACCGCGTTCAACACATTTAGCTATGCCGCTGTAAAAGAGGACCAGACGCAAGATGCGTTCGGTCAATTTACGTTTGACTCTGATGGCTTCATAGCCACCGCAGTAGGCACTCTCGCATTCAGACTTAGATTAGATAGCAATGTACTGCATTACGAAGTAAAGCGAGTTGCGGGTACTAACGCCATTCGTTACGACTCGAATAGTTCAGGAATATACGATTCCACGACCACTTCTATTAGCACCAGTTACGTTTCACTAGGAACAATCTCAGTTTCATCGCCAGTAGATGTGAAGGTTAACTGGGCTTACTCACTATTAGGAACAGGCGGTACTGGTTCTATTTCAGGCAACACGGCATCTACAGGAGCAACTTATGCTCTTTCAGATAACACATTCCGAACGCTCACTAATGGTCAGTCTGCCGGATTCGTAGCAACCGTCTCTAACACCCTGAGTAGTTCAGGAAGCCAAGCCCGTTACTTGGTAATCAACAACCTAGCATTGACGCTGCAAAAAACAGGCTACACCACGACAGAGGTTGCGGATTTTGATGGTCAGCTAACAGCTTCTGTTCAGCATACAGGTGGAGGTGCTCCGCCATGATCATAGCTATTTTTAATACAGTGCTTACGCCAACCTCGAACAGCGAAGGCGTCATAACATCGATTGATGTAGTGACAAGCGCCTACTCTCAGGAGCCTTCGCCAGTGGGCGACCCAGTTAATGGCGTTCAGCCCGTTGAATATCTAGACGAGCATATTATTGAGTCTGACACGTTTACCTACAGTGTACCTACAGAGGATCAGGCGGCAGGTAAAGTAGCCAGCGACTACTGGGCGGACATAGAACAACAAACTCAGTACAAAAGATTTATCGGGGCATGAGCCTCGCCCTGTACCTAGCGTTAGAGGGAGGCACCGCTGCATATATAGGTAGACGATTGGTTTACCACACGGTCTGCGAATACAAGGAGTTGTATACAGAATCAGATAGACGATATCGATGGTACGTTCCGGGCATTTATGAGTGCCCTCCTTATGTGAGATTGCAAAATGATTGACCCATTGACCGCCCTAGCCGGAGCCTCAAAAGCCTATTCCATGGCAAGGGCAATGATTGAGGCAGGACGCTCAGCTGAGGACACGTTCATGCAGCTCTCAACCTGGATGGGGCATGCCTCTGATTTTGCGTTCGCGGAAAAAAAATCGAAGCGCGTAAACCCTTTTAAAAAGGTCATATTCAGTAAGTCAGTAGAGGCTGAGTCAGCCCGTATATTCGCTCAGAAACGCAAGCTCGATATGCAGCGTAAGGAGCTTATGACCATGATCGGGTACGCTTATGGTAAGGAGGGACTGAACGAATTCATTGCCCTCAAACGGCAGGTTCAGAAAGAGCGTGACGAAGCTGTTTACAGGCAAGCTGAGATGCGTGAGCAAATGGTTCACGGGTTTCTGTTTCTTATATTGATGGGATGCTTGGCAGGACTAATAGCGTTTATCCTGTCGTGATAGAATAAACGCACAATTCAACCGCACGGATCGCATAACTACGGAGAAGACCATGAGTATTCTCGGGTCTGTGCTGGGCGATCTGGGCGGCAAAGTTGTTGAGGCACTTAGCAGTCGCAGTCAACGAAAGCACGAGCAGAAAGTACAAGCGCTTGAGCTAGAAAAGCTCCGCCATTCAAAGCAAATCGAACTGATCCAAAGCGGTCAGGAGCTCGATAATGCGTGGGAGCTTGAGCAAATCAAGAACTCCGGGTTCAAGGACGAGATCGTTCTGTTCCTCCTGTCAATTCCCCTAGTTATGTCATTTATTCCTGAGATGCAGCCTTACGTTGTTGACGGCTTTGCTGCGCTCTCACAAACGCCAGAGTGGTATCAGTGGCTCATTCTTGCGGTGTTCACTGCGATATACGGAATCCGCATCTGGAGACGCAAATGACTGGTTTCAAATTACAAACCTTCGGGGGCAAGGCTCCCAAGGTATTCGCCCGTCTTCTGCCTGAGGACATGGCGCAAACAGCAACCAACGTAAGGCTCGACTCCGGGAGGCTGGAGCCGTGGAAAGGCAATGAAAATACGACCATCACCCCTGTTGCGAGTTATGCGATTACTGGAAGCACTAAAACGCTTTTTAAGTACAGTGATTCCATATGGATTGGACGAAATGAGGACGTGGATTTTGTTCGTTCACCGCTTGCTGAAGACCAACACGAACGGATATATGCTACTGGGATTGGGGGTGCTACTGGCTATCCTCGGATGACTCTAGCCTCCATTGTAGGAAATGGTACTTTTTACGCTCTAGGCATACCAAAACCAGCAAATTTATCGTCTGTCGCCCTATCTCCTGCAACATCTACCAAGCAAGATGAAGAGACTCCGAAAGCAAGGGCTTATGTCTTCACGTACGTTAGTGCGTACGGAGAGGAAGGACAGCCCTGTGATGCGCCTACGGGTCAGGTGGTCGAGGTTTACTCAGATCAGGACGTGGTTCTGACGTTCCCTGCAAATCCATCTGGTAATCACAACCTGACTAAGAAGCGAGTCTACCGCACTGATACCGGCGGCACGTTCAGGTTTGTTGCGGACGTAACTTTAGCGACCACTACCTATACAGACAGTGCAGAGGAATCCGAGCTCGGTGAAGCGGTACCCACCACAATATTCGATCCGCCCCCGGACAACGTGTCCGCTGACCACCCTGATGGTCCTATGCTGGGTTTGGTCTCTATGCCTAACGGAATACTGGCGGGATTCGCCGGTCAGACAGTATGTTTCTCCGAGGCATTCCAGCCTCATGCATTCCCCGATGAGTACAAGCTTACGGTCAAGTCGGACATTGTTGCTATTGCGCCACTGCCATCCGGGCTGCTAGTCCTCACCAAAGAAAAACCAGCCATCATTTCAGGTCTTGATCCGTCAGCCATGGCGCTGTCTGAGATCGACTCTAATCAAGCGTGCGTTTCTAAGCGATCGGTAGTCGATATGGGTTCTGCTGTCATGTATGCAAGCCCAGACGGATTGGTGATGGCTACGGAAAGAGGAGGTCTCAAGGTGGTCACAGAACCGCTGCTCACACGAGACCAATGGCAAGAGCTGGTGCCCAGCTCGATTGTAGGATTCAACTGGGAGGGTCACTATATTGGTTTTTACGACACCGGATCTGTACAGAAAGGCTTCATTTTCGATCCCCGTGGAGGCAAGGATTCATTTGTTGATCTTGGCTTCCACGCGACGGCGGGTTTCAACGATTTAGAAGATGATGAGCTTTATCTGGTGGTTAGTGGTGCCGTGAAAAAATTCGCCGCGGGATCAAACCTGTCATATACATGGCGCTCAAAAAAGTTCTTTACCCAGAGACCGGTTAATCCCGGGGTCGCAAAGATTCAGGCGGACTCCTACGGCTCAGGAATTACCTTCAAGCTGTATGCAGACGGTTCTCTAAAGCACACACAGACAGTTACTAGCGACAGCTTGTTTCGGCTCCCATCGGGATACAAAGCAAACGAGTTTGAGGTTGAGTTGAGCGGAAGTGATCCAATCAACGAGGTATGCGTCTACGAGTCGGCGGCTGAGATTTATGGCTAAGAAACGAGCGAACACTGGCGTACCCACAAAGTGGGAGCTCACTGAGCGCAGGTTTGGAGAGTCGATCAAAGAGAACCTGGATATTCTGATAGGACATCGAGGGTCTCCGCTTGAGCGTGCGGTGACGTTTCAAGACTTGTTAGACACTAACGTGTTGTCTCTGGCGGGAAACATTTCTGGGAGTACCGTCGGGGGCGACCCCGCAAATGATTTTGTGACAAGCCCCGATCCCGAGCCGGCGGTGCAGACACCACCGGCACCCACGTCATTACAAGCGTCAGGCGCCTTTCAAAATATTGTCCTTACATGGAACATGCAGGGCTACGTCGGTCACTCTCATTTCGAGATACATCGACACACATCTGACAGCATATCGGACGCTACCCTGATAGCGCAGGTATCTGGATTCACAAAGATTTACTCGGACGCTGTTGGATCTAACCAGACGTTTTATTACTGGGTTCGAGCAGTAAACATCTTAGACGAGATCGGTCCCTTTAATTCATCGACTGGCACGCAGGGCGTTACTCAGCCAGACGTTGGTCATATCCTTGACCTGCTAGAGGGACAGATAACATCAACTGAGCTGGCTTCCAGCCTTGCTACACCGATTGGTCAGATCGACACGATCAACGCTTTGACTCAGTCCCTCGAAACGTACACCGGTTACATAAGCAGCTATACCGGGCAGAGCCTAATTTCCCGTATTGGCGGTCTGGATACATCAGTCGGCACGATTAACAGCTCGATCACCTCGATCAACTCCTCGATCGCCTCTCTAAATACAGCGACGAGTAACCTGCAAACCTCGCTGTCAGATCTGTCGGCAAATACGGCGGATGTCTACATATCGGCATCGGAGCCAACAGGCACAATTGCAGACAACTCTCGCTGGTACGACACGTCCGATAACAACACGCTGCACATTTACTTCGACAGTGACGGTGATGGGGACAACGAATGGACCAGCGTTGAGGATCCGCGGATTGCATCCAACGAGTCGGCGGTCAGCACTCTTAATGCCGAAGTCTTTAACTCAGACAACTCTTCTCGGCTTGCTTTGGCTTCGGCGCTGACGGCGACTAATGCCACGGTTACAAGCATAAACGGCACAGTAAACTCGCTGAGCACCTCTGTGACGGCTCTAGATGGCGCGGTATTCGACGCTAACGATAACGTTAAGCTGGCTACCGTTTCAGCCGTAAATTCGCTTACTAGCGACGTACAGGCTATCTACAACGGTACAGAAAACCCCAGCCTGATAAAAACAATACAGTCAGATGTAACCGACTTGAATGCTGAGGTTTTTGACTCGAACGGTGACTCGTTATTAGCAACGGCTTCAGCGCTTTCAACCCTCACTAATACCGTGACCCAACAGGGTAACGATATATCCACGGCGCAGGGGCAGATTACGACCCTTGATGCCGCCGTGTTTAACGCAGACGACACACTAAAGTTGGCGGAAGCAACAACAGTTACCGGGCTTTCTAACACCGTCACATCTCAAGGCAACAGCATATCTGCCGCACAAGGGCAGATTAATACCTTGAATGCCACAGTATTTGACGAGAACAACAATCTGCAACTGGCTACGGGAGCAGCGCTTACAAGCCTTACCAATACCGTCACCTCGCAGGGCAACAGCATTAGTAGCGCACAGACTGATATCTCTACCTTAGAGGGCGCTGTTTTTGATAGTAATGACAACGTTAAGCTGGCTACCACTTCTGCTCTCAACGCCTTAACCAGTGACGTAGAGGCAATCTACGACGGTACCGATAACCCGAGTGTGGTTAAGACGATACAGACCAATGTTGCGGCTTTGGAAGGTGCCGTTTTTGATGCGAACGACAACGTAATACTTGCAACCACATCCGCTCTGAACGGACTTACCAGTGAGGTGGAGGCTATCTACGACGGGACCGAAAATCCCAGTCTTGTCAAAACACTACAAACACAAGTGACCAGTCTTAATGGCGTGGTTTTTGACTCAAACAATAACCTTCAGTTGGCAACCGGGAGCGCTTTAACAAGCCTAACCAACGATGTTGAAGCCATCTATGACGGTGATAACCCGAGTGTGGTCAAGACCGTACAGAGCAACGTCACCTCGCTACAGGCGGCGGTGTTTGATTCGAACGATAACGTGCAGCTCGCCAGCGCATCTGCTGTTTCATTGCTAAACAACGAGGTCTACGGAACAGAGAATCCGACCTCAGCTACATCGTCAAGAATTGACGCACTGAACACCACGATCACCGACCCATCATCTGGTTTGAGTGCGGTGTCTAGTGCGGTAGGAACGCTGAACAGCGAGGTGTTCCCCAACGGCGCTGGCAGCGCTAGCCGTATCGACGGTCTTGAGACTGCTGTATATGACAGCAATGGTGACGTAAAGCTCGCCTCTGCATCGGCGGTTAGTGCCTTAGAGACCGAGGTGTACGGAACCGGTGGCGCATCAGCTAGTCGCATCGACGGTTTGTTTACCGAGGTATTCAACTCAGACGGCACCTCGAGGCTGGCGACCGCTAGTGCCCTGACGACCCTGAACACAGAGGTAAATGGCAGCGGCGCGATATCAGACAAGGTAGACAACATTGCTGCCTCGATGTTTGTTGATGGAGATACTGACGGCACATTGCAGCTAGCTACTTCTGCGGCACTAGATACCGTAACGGCGGAGGTATTCCCCGATGGCGTCACTTCTACGTCTCGCTTGGAACAGCTATCAAGTGCGATCTGGAGCGGTGGAAACCCGGACAACGCCGTAATAGTTGCGTCAGCAAATGCGGTTGAGGACCTTGAGACTGAGGTATTCCCAAACGGGGCAGCAAGCGCGTCCAGCATCAGCACACTCCAGGTTACTGTAAATGGTGCAGACGGTAACGGCGGTCTGTCTGGGTCAATCGAGACCCTGCAAGAGGTCGTAGGCGATGAAAATGGCGGGCTGTCTAGCCAGTACTCAGTCAAGCTCGACAACAATGGCTACATTGCCGGGTTCGGTCTCTCCAATACGGACAACGATGGAACACCCACATCTGCATTTATTGTAAGGGCGGACAAGTTTGCGATCGTCAACCCAGCGGCAAACAACGAGCAGACAAACAGCCCCTCATCGAACTCGAACCTCACCGTACCCTTCGAGGTTGTGACCTCTCAGCAGACGATCAACGGAGAGAACGTTCCGGCTGGTGTCTACATGGACACTGCGTTCATTAAAAACGGCTCTATCACTAATGCGTTCATCGGTGATGCGGCGATTGATAACGCAAAGATATCGAGCCTATCAGCCGACAAGCTGAACGCGGGAACAATCAACGCGGCAAACATCAACATTCAAGGAACTAGCTCTAACTGCCTGAACATCAGCAGCGCATCATCGGGAGCTAGGACCGTGTATACCTCCACGGGGATTGAGATCTACGACGCTACAGGTCTCAGAGTCAAAATTGGCTTGCTGTAATGTCTTCATACGGACTCGAAATCTACACAACGAACGGCAACATTGCCTTCACAACAGAAGACAATCTGATGACCTATTACGATCAGGGGTCATTTACGATTACGAGCGGCAGCACCACGTCCAGCTCTATTTCTGTTGATGGCTTGACCAATAGCAGTCTGTTTCATGTGTTTGTCTTAGAGAGTCAGGCAAGCGTTTTTGAAAACCCTGCGGTCGGAACCGTCACTAAGTCCAACGGATCATTCACGTTTCAGCGTTCGGGCACCACGGGCAGTATGACTTACGTCTACACGGTGATTAAGACGGCATGAGTAGCTATGGCATCGAAATTCGTAATGATGACAACAACATCATCATCGACGGAGAAAATCCTCAGTTCCTGATAAGGGGCGCGGGCACAGCATCTTTTGGTACTACTGCTGGCACTGGATACGGAAGCATTCCCGGGTCTGGCGTTGGTGGCAATGGGCAGGTTCTAGGTAGCGACTTTTTATTTGGTGTGCCCTACAGCTCATCAGGTTTTAGCTCAACGGCTTATGTGCATTTTGAATGCAGCCGGACATACGGCGGCAACCTACAAAGACTCCAGAGAAGGTGGGGTCGAATTGAATCTCAGCAAGGCGCGACACCAAGCCCAAAGCCCCCACAATTTAAATGGTTTCAAGTAGCGGGTCCCAACGCCAATGGCTTTACACCTCCCGCTTCACAATCTACGGATTATGGATTTGAGGTATATGGCTACGACGGCGGCACTCAAAAGACGCTGTTCACTACGGCGCAGCTGTCCTCGTTCGGAACCCTGCATGGCATCGTTACCCCAACGACATACTCATCCAGCTTTACCATAGGCGGAGAGACGTACACCGACGCATATACCGCAACGTTTACGTCTCCGACTGGCACGGACATCTATGACTACTATGTCCATTGCAACAGCTTCGACCACCAGAGGAATCCCGGCAACATACGCTACGCAATCAAGGCGGTATATCACGGTCAGAGCCGGACCATCACCCTCATCAGCACAAGCTCTTTTACATTTTTTATAGGCAGGATCAGACAATGAGCAGGATATGGGCAGTCATCGATAAGACTAACGGCGAAGTCGTCTCTACGATGCACATGAACTCTACCGACATCAGTGATGGCGCTGATTACATGGAGGGATTTTTTGTTAAGGACATCACCGGCGAATACAACCCCGACTCGTTTACGAGAACGAAGTACTGGAGCAACGGCTGGCAAGATTTACCTGCAAAACCTGAGGGTTCGTATAAACTATCAGGCGGTGCATGGGTGTTTGATCAGGACGAGTTTTTGGCTGTATTGAGAGCTGATCGAAACAGTAAGTTAAGCGCCTGTGACTGGACGCAATTCGCAGACAGCCCCCTAAGCGACTCTCAGAAAGCTGCATGGGCGACCTACCGACAAGCATTAAGGGACCTACCGGAGAACACTGGTCAAATTACCAGCGTTTATGATGTGAGCTGGCCCGCAGAGCCAGCGAGCTAAACGTGTATTTTTGCTTGATTAAACGGTATCATTATGGCTCTAGAATTTGTTGACATTCGCGAAGTATGGGATGTCATACGACCGGGCTTAGAACTTATCCAATCTGAGACCAACCCGGACTGGAGAGTCGAAGACGTTTATGCCTCTTGCGTAAACAAGCATTCGTTTCTTCTCATGGATACCGCACGGACCGCCTCGGGCTTTACTGTCGTTGAGACAAAGTCGCACCCGTTTAGGGACAAAACGATCATGCTGGTTTGGATTGCATACGATCCCGTCCCCAACAGTGTTCCGACATATCAATCGCAGTTAGAAGCCCTAGCCCTACAAACAGGGCACTCAGAAATACAGGTTATGACGCCTCATCGCGGGCTATGGAAATCGGCAGAGAGTGCCGGCTACACAATGCGATGGGCGATGTTGAGTAAAAAGTTAGAGGGCGACACATGTCATTCGGCGGCGGCGGCGATACCCGGGTCAGGGAACCAAGAAGTCAGAGAGCTCTAGCAGAGCAAGCAGCTGTTGCAGCGCAGCGTTATGGTCAGATAGTTGTACCTGTCCGAAACCAGTTCATGGCACAGACCCGCGACTTTTTAGACAACGATCAAAACTTTACCAACGTTATGGGGGAAGCAAGCACCCGCGCACTCGGCACATACGAGAAGGGGTTTGACGACTTTAATCGCGCAGCCTTCAACAAAGGCATCGACCCCGGATCAGGTGCTTATCAGGGGCAGTCCAAAGCCATCCGAACTGCCATGGAAAGAGGTGTGGGGGGAGCCATGGGTGATGCCGGAGCGTTTACATCAGACCAAGGCTTTAATCGAATGATGGGTACCGTCATGGAGGGAGTGGGTCTTCAGTCAGACACCCTTCAAGGCAACGCAGCTTTAGCGAGCAGTCAGACGCGCATGCTGGGGGCTGAAGCCCAAGACGCATACAACCAGAGCTCCGCTATAGGCGGAGCCATCGGTATGGGTCTCGGCATGGGTGCCGGCTATGTGTTGCCCGGGAGGTACAGCTAATGGAGTACAACGAGTTACTAGCATTATTTAATCCCCAGACGCAAAACACAGTAGATTCCTTTTTTGGAGGAAGGGGTGGCGGCGGCTTCGGAGGCGGTGGCGGAGGCTTTGGTGGGGGCTACTCCTATAATTCAGCTCTGCCTTTTGGCTCAAACCCATATGCCAACCTTAACCCTAATGCCTATGCCGGCATGGACCGCAGAGACGGTCCCGGCGACAGGCTGCTGGCAGACTTAATTAGAAGGCAAACTCAGGACTATTTGGCTAATTATGCCCCGATTGAAGAGGCGCTTTATAACTCAATAACTGCGACCGGTACTACCGCGATTGGTGATGATTTAGAGCGCACTCGAGGCGCGGTTATGGACGCCTCGCGGAACGTTCAGGGCATGGCTGACAGGTCTGCTGACCGGTTTGGCGTAGCGCGAAACGAAATGGACCCCACTGCCACCACATCCAACTTGGTTGGTGGTATCAACGCAACATATCAACGCGACTCTGATCGCCGTCTCGAGCTGTTAACGGGCGGTCTGTCTCAGGTAAGCGCAAACGCTAGAACTGTAGGGCGAAACGCATGAGTGGATTATTAGCAGCCGGAAGGCAAATGCGTCGGACAGCTCAGGATGCTCTGACTCAGTATGTTCAAAACGAAACCCAGCTAAACCTTCAGGACAAGGCGATTGAAGCCCAAGAAGATGCGGCTGAGATGCAGTTGTATGGAACCGGTATGGGTATCGGTGGCGCATACGGCGTTAACAAAGCGCTCGCCGCGAAAGGTGCCACAGAAGTAACCGCTGGCAGCGCCAAGTTGGGGGCATTGTCGAATCCGGCAGCTCAAACAAAAACCGCCTCCTTACTACAGAGCGCGGTACCGGGAGCCTCTGGCGCTCCAACAACCGCAATGAGTCTTGCTCCTCAGCAATCAACAACCGCTTTGCTCAATCAGGCTTCTGTTTCTGGCGGCGGGCAGGTTGCCGCGGGCGGTTCTGCTGTAGGTGCAGGAACCACCGGCAGTACGGTTGTGGGTGCTGGCGCCG